TTTAGTCCTTTCTCTCAACTTACATATATAATATAAGTTGTTTTGAGAACAAAGTCAAGCACTTTTTGCTATTTTTTTCAACTTTTTTGCTGCTTTTTTCTTCGCCATCTCTAACTTGAGTTTTGATGCATACATGGTGAAATTCTTACCTTCCATATGGTCATACTCATGTTGGAAGATACGAGCAGTCAGTCCAGTAAATTTACCTTTCTTTTGCTCACCGTTAATATCCATGTATTCAAACTCAATAGTCTTTGGGCGTTTGATGTTTAGAAATAGGAATGGGAATGTTAGACAACCTTCACTATAGTATTCTGTATCATCAGACTCCCAAATAATCTTTGGGTTGAAATAGATTTCTATATTGTTGGTTTCTAGGTCGGTATACATTACAAATGCACGAATCGAAATACCACACTGATTAGCAGACAATCCAATACCACGCATTGCTGCCATAGTTCCTTTAAGATTCTCATACAACTCCTGTGGAGTCAAATTGTGTTTCTCTTTCAATTCTTCAAAAGTAGTGTCTGGTAGTTTTACACTGAGTGAAGGACTACCGGCCTCTAGTAGTTTATAAATCATGATGCAATCCTTGAGAAGTTCTTGACCTTTTCAAATTTAACTACACTTCTGAATTTGTCAAACAACATATCCTGTTTATGTGATATGACGAATACATTCTGGTCATGGAATGTATTGAGGATTTTCAAGAAGTCATCTGTGCCTGTTCCATCCAAAGAACTATCAAAAATCTCATCCAAGATAAGAAGATTGGTGTTCGTTGAATTCTTCATCTTTGCAACTGCTCTCCAAGTAAAGAGTAGTGCCAAGTCAATACGCATCTTCTCACCCTCTGAGAACGATGCATATGAGAACTCATCTCTGAAACGAGACTTGATTGTCTCATTAAAGTTTTCGTCAATATTAAAGTTGACAAAGAAATCCATAGATGATAGATATGTATTCACCAACTTGTTCATAATTGGTAGATACTGTTTTACAATCTTTGTTTTGATACCAGAATCCTGTAGAAGATTTTTTGCAACATCCACATAGAATTGATCTTCTTTTAGTTTGGTGCGTTGTTCATCAATCAGTTTAATCTGTCCCTTGAGCTCTGATAACTTTTCTTTGTCTTCATCTGATACAGAACCTTTCTCATAAGTTTCAATATCTTTCTGTAACTTTAAGTTAAAGGATTCAAGTTCTTTAATTGATGCACGAATCTTTGCAATCTCTACATCATTCTTACGAATAGTTTCTAGGTCTACTAATATTGATTGGAGTCTGTCTTGTTCTTCTGATTCCATTCTCTCAATATCTCTGAGAGCGGTTTGGAGTTCTCCGACTTTTTCATTTCTAGATTCGATCTGCGTCTGCTTTGTTGCATCCGTAATTGATTGCTCGCAAGTCGGGCATTCATCGTTGTTCTGGAAAAATTCGATCTGACGGTCATGTTCACCCTTTCTATTTTGAAGTGCTGCTTCAGTCTTACTTAGTTTTTTAAGTTTTTGTTCAACCTTTAATTGCTCCTCTGCATCATAAGAAAGTTCTTCAGATGCAATTTCAAGTGCCTTGATGTCATCTTGTTTGAAACTAATTGTAGATTGATTATCAAAAATCTTTTGTTTGTTTTCTGCAATAATACCAGACTTATTATTGACTACCTCTGCAATGAACTTTTCTTGTAGTGCAATCTTTTCTTTAGTCAAGTTATATTGATATTCTACATTACGAGATTCTTCTAACAGTTCTTTGTTTTTATTCTTGAGTAGAAAGTTCATCAAAGAGAAAATCTTAATATCAAGAATATCTTCTACAACCTCACGGCGGGCCTTAGTAGACAGTTGCATAAAAGGAACAAAGGTAGAAGAACCAAGAATAACAACCTGTGTAAATGAACGATAGTTCAATCCCATAATCTGTTGTTCTAGATACTTCTGATAATCCCTTGCGTTTGCATCTTGGTTAATCATTACATCGTTTACATAAACCTCAAACTTGTTTGGTTTGATTCCACGACATACTTTAACATCTTTTCCCCCAACACTAAACTCAACCTCAACCATAGTTGAACCACTATTGACTGAGTTTACAAGTTGTCCTTTTGAGATACTACGAAATGGTTTGTTAAACAGACCAAAACACAATGCGTCAAGAATGGTAGACTTTCCAGCACCATTCTCTCCGATGATTAGTGTAGTTGGACTTCTATCCAACTGAATTTCGGTAAAGTTATTTCCTGTTGAAAGAAAGTTCTTCCAACGCACATACTTAAAGGTAATCAAAGTTCTAAGTCACTCGCTTCTACATATAATGATTTCATCATACTGGTTAATCTTTTCTTATCTAAGTCTACATCAAGTTCATCAATATAACGCTCGATAAGAGTCATGTTATCTTCTGCATTTTCAACAATTGCATCATCAACATTAGACGCATCCAGTTCACTAAAGTCTTCTACAATCTTTACCTCATGGGCTCCAGATTCAGATAGAACTCTATCAATAAACCTATCGAACTGATAAATGTCCTTTTTATTGACGACTACTATCTTAACAAACTTTTCCTTCAATGTCAAGACATCAAAGGCAGAATAATCTTTCGTAGAGTCATCGTAATAAACTTTTTCAAAGATAGTGAATGGGTTTAGAACACGCTCCAGTTCTCTTGTTTCTGTATCAAAGATATGAAAACCTTTAGGACAACCACTATCACTCCAAGTCATCTGATAGGTATTACCAAGATAATAAACATGACCATCATCAGACTTCTTGTGGAAGTGTCCACTGAATACGGTGTCAAACTTGTTTAGAAAGGCCTTGTCATAACCATTTTCTGCAAAGTGCCCAGCGTGCATTTCAAAACCATTGATTTCCAAATGCCCCATTGCAACTTGTGCCTTAGTTCCTTTGATATGGTTCATTGTGTGTGCATAGTTATCAGAACAAATCCAAGGCAAGAAACAGATGGGCGTTCCATCAAACTCTACCGTTGTTGCTTCTGGATAAACATACAGACTAGGGAATCTTCCCTCTACCAATTCTGATAGAGAGTTGACATCGTTTGTGTTCTTGTAGAATGTGTCGTGATTACCAACCATCATATGGACAGTAACCCCTAAGTCTACAAACCTTTGGACGAAACGCTCACGAAAGTCTTTGGCAATTTTATAGGATACAAACTTTCGTCTGTCCATAACATCGCCCAAGTGAATAACCGTATCAATACCATGTTTCTCAATGTAAGGGAAAAATGTTTCTTCCCAAAACTTGTAGAAATAATCGTTAAATGCTAGGTTATCGTTTCTTGCACCAAAGTGAGTATCAGTTATCAGTGCTATCTTCATCTACTTCATTGCCCTCATCATCATAAAATTTTTCAAGTCCTTTGGGTTCAGATTTTTTCTTCTTCTTTGGTTTGTAAACATCCTCAGCAGGAAGAAAGTTCTTTTGCAAATATTCTACATAGGCTCCTTGATCCATATCATCACCGTCCATAAGAATATCGACATTCATGTTTTCGATTATCTTATGTTTAATGTGTTGTTGTTTCTTTTCTTTTTGAATCCTACGAATAAATGCGTAGTAGATAATTTGAGTAAAATAGGCAAAAGGATTATTTGATTTATCTGGATTGAAATTACTACAATATTGTAGACAGTTCTCAATACCATCAGAAATCATTTCCTCTCTGTAGGTGTAATTGATAAAATTTGGTCTGTAAGAAAGATGGTTTGCAATTTTAAGGAAGCATTCACCAATATAATTGGAAACTGGTGGTTGTGGGTCACCTAGTTCCTCTGCTTCTTTGCAACGATCTTTCCATTCTTTCATTGCTTGTAGGAACTTTTTGTTATCAACATAATGAGTTCCTTTTTGTTTTTTAGTCATAATAACTCCACATATTTTGTTGTAATCCATTTACAACTATTCATACATTATACACAATACACCACAAAAGTCAAGAGAAAATTTAATTGGCAAAACTTATTGACAATCTCTTGACAACAGGGTATATTTACTATGCTGGGTTTGAGAATGAATAGATCTAATGATAAGTAGGTAATGGTTCATCATCCCACTCTTCATATTCTTCTTCAATCTCTTCTCTCTCAATATCTCTTAATTGTTTATTGGTAGGTTGAACTACATCTTCTTCTTCAATATTCATTTTCTTTACACAATAATCATAGAATTTTGATAAACCAATAGAGGCCTCTGTCATTACAATGACTTGAGACATAGGAACTTTATATGTATTTGTTTCAGAAAAGTGTATCCAACGCTGGAGAGTCAAGGCCTCTTCTATACCATTTCTAGTTGCTTTGGGATACGATTGCACCTTCATCGGTGATATTACACTCAAATGAGAAGCTTCTGGATTATTCTCAACATTACAGATAATCTCTTCACCACTAGATAATTTTAATATTTTTGCGTGGGTCATTTAAGTTTTATCCTTTTAATCTCATAATCAAATTGTTCTTCATTATAGATATTTATTCTCTCTAAAAAGTGATTGAGAGTAAAATTGCGCTTCGATTTGTATGAGAGATCGTCTGCAATGTCGAAGAGGGTAGCGGTATCTTTACTTTCACTCCTACGCAATCCACGGCCAATTGATTGCAGTGTTCTAACTCTGGACTTACTTGGACTACTGAACACGATGTTATGAAGATTACGAATATTGATACCAGTAGAGAAAGTCCCATAAGACGCCACAATGATTGCGTCCTTTTCTTTTTCCGTGATCGCCCTAATTTCTTCACGAGTGTTTGTGTCTGTGCCTCCAAAGACATAGAATACTTTTCTGTCTGTCGCATCTGATATTTGTTTATGAAGTCCTTCACCATGTTTTTGAACAAACTGGAAAAGAACTAGAGTATTACCTTTTAGTGTCAGAGCCAAGTCTCTGATAAATTCGTTTCTTTTGGGGTGTGTTACAATAAATTCAATTTCATCTTGGTAGTTCATATCTTTCACGAGTTTACACTCATGTTCTGGATATGTCAACACCAAAGATTTAATTCTAAATTCGGCAAGTGTTTTCTTGTCAATCAACTCTTTTGTTGTGACTACCTTATTTAGTCCACCGAAAAGCCCTTCCAAGACAAGTCTGTGTGTTTGCATACCATCCAGTGTTCCTGTGAGCCCAAAACGATATTTGCACAGATGAAGTTTTGTTAGAATAGATGTCAGAGATTTTGCCTTGAACAGATGTGCTTCATCACCAATCACACAACCGAACTGTTCAAAATAACTCTTAGGGAATTTGTAGATAGATTGCCATGTGGATATAACCACTGGTTTTGTGACATTCTTATCATGTCCACTGTAAATCTTCTGCATATACTCTTCTTGCCATCCATAGTCAACAAAGTCAGAATACATCTGTTCGACTAGAGATGTTGTCGGAACAAGAATAAGAATCTTATCTGTTGCTTCTTCTTGCAAAAGCAACATATAATAGCGCACAAGAATGTAGATTATAAGCGACTTGCCTGAAGCAGTAGGACTGAGAAGAAGAGCCCGATTGGTTCTAATAGCGTGTTCCACTGCATTAACTTGATAGTCACGAGGTTTGATAGATCTTCCACTGGATCGTAGTCTAAGTTGTCTAATGAATCCATCAAGTATTTGTCTGTCGATTGTTTTTTCATTTTGTAGTTCCTCACTAATTTCATATTCCTCATCCCACTCATCTAACCATTTTTTGAGATAGGGTAGTAGTCCAAGATATAGTTCACCTGTTGCTGGGGAAAATAACCTAATTTTTCCATCCCAAATCCTATTCCGATAAGCAGGCATAAAACGAGCGCCTGGCACTTCAAAAGTAAAATAATCTGAGAGCGCTCGTGCCGTTGACGCTTCCGTGTCAACTTTGAGAAATACTTCATTTTTCTTTGTTACTTTTGTCATTATACACCATCAACAAACTTACGCCATTCAATCGCATTTTTGATGTCCCATCCTCGACTTTGTATTTGTTTCAAAATTCTTTCACAAGAGTCCATGCACATTTTGTAATATTCTACTTTCTGTTTTGCTTTGATAAGTTCTTCATCAGAATCTAAGTAGATTGGAATATCTTGCTTTAGAATTTTATGGTCGAATGGGTTATCACGATAAACTTGAGGGTCAGATTTACCACCATAATATTCCCATTTCTTTCGATAGAGAACACGATAGTTTCCCTCATTCATTAAATGAAGTTGTCTAAAGTTGTTGAAGATGTTTAGGTATTTTTGATGTAGGGATGCAGACTTGAGAGACTCATCTGCGAGTTCTAAGTCATCCATTTTTAGGTCTTTTTCGGCCTGTAGTTGTAATTCATCAAGTGTCATAATATCTCCATAGTATAAGGTGAGCAGTGATTGGTTAGAACTTGCTGTTCTATGTTATCTCACTGAGGAGACTCAAAAAGTTGATTGTTCAAGTCAACCTTATCATCTGCTCAAATTTATTTATAATACTTCAAATTCGTAGATGTCGTATTTCAGAGTGACTGTTGCAGTCAACTGTTCCGAATCTGTAGTCTGTGTATTGTAATTTAATCCAGATAGTGTTGTTGGATAGCACGCCTTAAAGTTCACTCTAAGGTTTGGATTATTCTTGTTTGTTAAGAGTGTAAGAGTTGCATCACTCTGTAGAACAGATGGATTTGGTCTACGACTTCCTGTAGGCGGTTTAGTTGTTTCTGCGGCCGCAATCGCATCTGAAAATTGTTTGTTATTTTTTGGAAATGCAATACCAATCATCCAATCATGAATCTCACGATAGTTTGACAAATCTTCATTTACAAGAAATGTAAGTTCCAAGTCACTATATTCAAGTGTATCACCCATAAATGCAATAGACTTAAATCGAGTGTTTACAGACGCATCTCCAGAAAAACTAATGCCTGGAACATTGACTTGCGTGACAAAATATTCTACAGTAGGAACTTTAAGTAAGTTAAACTTAAACTGTGTTGGGCTCGCAAAGTCCATTGTAGATGGTTGTCTTTGTATCGGATTAAATTCTACCATAATAATTTCCTTTTCTCATACTATTTATAACGCCCATAAAAAAAGGGAGAACCCGAAGGTTCTCCCTAAGACTTGTTTTATCAAGTTTCTTATTATGATTACATAATGTTGATAACTTGAACTCTTCTGTAGTAAACATTGTCGTTTGCAGTGATAACACCAGCACGAGCAGTTGCACCACCAGCGAATGGGTTTGCAGTCATGCCGTAGCGTGTCTTGAAACCAATCTTTGGTTGGAATGTGTTCTCACCTACTGCACGAACCATCTGTAGTGGAACATATGGGCAATAGAAAAGACCTGCGTCATACGGTGAAGTTCCCTTGTATCCTACAACGAAGAACTGTTTGTCAGCAGCGTTTGCAGAATATGGGTCAATGTATACTTTGTAGCGTCCGTTTAGAACACCAGCGAAAGTGTTACCAGCATCGTCAACAGCAAGGTTGTTGTTGAGAGCAGGAGAAGTGTCAAGAACACCTGCCATCTGAAGTGCAGAAGCGACATCAGAAGAACAGATAATCATGTTACCTTTACCTCTACGAGTCTGTTGAGCGATAACATTTGCTTCTCTCTCAACTTGGAACATAAGTCCCTTGAACTTCTCAACTGACCAACGGCCGTTTGAGTCAACATCCATGTCGAAGATACCAGCGTTTGCAGTGTCGTTCTGAGCACCAATTTTAGCAGAGGTGTAAACAGTTCTTACTACTTCACGGTTAATTTCGTTTAGGATTTCAGAAGACAGAATGTTTGCAAGTTCTGTCTCAGCGTCAAGACCATGAATTGCCTTAAGGTCTTGTGCAAGTTCCATTGTGTATTCTGCCTTTAGCGCACGAGATTTCGCCTCAACTGACTGCTTCTCGATTGAGAACGCCATTTCAGCAAAACTGTTACCAGCAGAATCACCAAGTGCTTCAGCAGCACCTGTAGTCATACCTGTTCCGTTTGTATAGGTGCCAGGTGTGCCATCGTTAAGAACAGCAGGGTTAGTTCCTACTTGAGCGCCAGTTCCAGAGAAATCTGTATCAGCCTCGTTGTAGAATGTTTCTCCGCCAGTCTGTGAAGAATAGCGTGAACGCATTGCAAAGATCAAACCTGTTGGGCCTGTCATTGGTTGAACGCCAGCAATATCATAAGCGATAAGGTTTGGCATCGCACGGCGAACTAGTGAGATTAGGATCGGATCCCAATTTTGAACATTAGAGCCTGTTGCGTTAGTTGGTGCAGTTTCAGCAAGGAATCCATGATCCTCACGAAGTGCTTTTTCTTGGTTTTCTAGGATTACTGTGGTTACAGCCTTACGATAAGAGTCTTTGATCTCTGGAAGATCATTGTGCTCTAGGACTGGCTGCCACTTTTCCTGTAGATGTTCTGTTTGGAACATTTTAGTTTCTCCTTGTTGAGTTTTCTAATAATATTTATAAAAACTATGATTTTTGGATTATCAATTTTTCCGCAATCTTAGTTCTTAGCTCGCTTTACATTTTTGCTGATGGCAGCCATGTAAGCGGCCATTGCACCAGTTGTATCGAAGGCATCTGAACCATCAGTTTCAGAGTCTACAGATTCAGCGATAGTGGTTGCTTTTGGGAAATAACTTTCCTTGAGCGTGTCGAGTTTACTTCTGAAAGAATCTTCATCAGTAAAATCTACATCTTCTGCAAGAGACTTAAACTTCTCAACTTCTGTATCAGCAAGATCAGAAGCAACCTCTGCAAAGACGCTTTCACGAACTAGTTGGTCATTCTGCTTCTTAATTGCAGCAGTCTTTTCAATTTGTTCGTTTAGTTTCGCTTCTAGTTCATCAATCTTTTCAGACTGAGTTCCTAGAATGTCATATTTCTCATCTGGAACATCAATGTAATGCTCTTCAAATAGAGCTTTAAGTCCAGAAATGAAATCTTCTGCGATTTCGCCTTTGAGGCCACGCTCAACTGCGATTTCGTTTTCTTTCATCCACTCTTCTACAACATAGTTCATGTATGAGTCAACTTTTTCAGTTAGTTCATCACGAACACGGTTGATTTCTTCAGCGACTTCTTGAGTTTTTGTCATCTCAATTCTCTCAACTTCTGAACGAAGTTTTGATTTAACAGCAGCTTCAAAAATTGTGGATGCTTTTTCTTTGAATTCCTCTGATAGTTCTTCACCTTCAGTAAGTGCAGAAACATCTTCAGATACATCTACATATGCAAGACG